GAAAACGAACAAGACGATTTCGTGCAGCTGGCCGGGGCGGACATGCCGCCTGTGTACAGCGTGAAACTTTCCTTCGACATCTGGTGGCAGGAGACATAGGCACATGAGCACCCCGCATGCCGGCTCGGGTACATTGCTGACGTTCCCAGGTTTCACTGGCAGCGTTACAAACATCACGTACACCCTGAACGACGTTACTGGCGATGACACCATCGACATCAGTCACCTTGGGCTAAGTGCCGGTGCTTCAGTGTTGACGCTCTCTCGCCCGCTGAAGGGTTCCGCGACCGACACTGGCCGTGAAGTGCAAGTGGATTATATCGGCACTGGATTTCTTTCAGACGGCGCTACCGGAACGCTCGGCATCACTGGTGGACTGGCGTTGTCTGCAAGTGCCACGGTGCAAAGCTCGTCTGTGACGCTTGCCGTAAATGACGTTATCCGGGGCAGCGTTACCTTCCGGGTTGCCCGCTAACCCACGGGAGGCCATCCCGTGGCGACTTATAGCACCAGCGTCTCGGTGACTTGGGGCGTCGTGCCCTTCACTGAAGTTGTTGGCCTAGATTGGACCTACGGCGGCGGTGCTCCCAAGGGCCGCAGCGTCGTGTGGACCGATGACGCTGGCAGCGTCTCCGTCACCACGCTGGCGGGTGCCAACACGAGCACGGACGAGTACGGCCTGCGCAAGCAGCTGGTGATTTCCGGCGGCGGCCAATCCTTGACGAGCCAGGCAGTATGGGAGTCGCTGAGCGTCTCGAATGAAGTCAACGGCGTGACCCGTTACACGGTGACGTTCAAACTTTTGGACAACTGACACATGCCACTGACACGGGAACAGATCGACGCAGCCGACGACGCCAAGATCATCAAGGTGCAGGCATTCGGCGGCGAGTGCTGCCTGAGGCTGATGAGCGTAGGCGAACGAGACTCCTACGAACTCAAGCTAGTCGAGGCCGGCGGCAAGGCCATCCCAGACTTCCGCTCGGAGCTCTTGAGCCGCACGCTGTGCGACGAAAAGGGCAACCTGCTGTATCCAGGCGACGAAGGCGTGGAAGCCTTGAAGCGCCGCAGTAGCGACCAGATGCACAAGCTGTGGCAGGCGGCCATGAAGCACAACGCACTGACAGAGGAGGAGATTAAGAGACTAGCGGGGGAATGAACGCCCGTCCGACGCTTCAATTCAAAATGCGTCTGGCGGGCCACCTGGGAAAGACACTCGCCGAAATCGACCAGATGGATTCGCGGGAGTTCTCTCGGTGGCTAGCGTTCTCCAGGTGGTTCTCTCCGCTGGCTGACAGTTGGACGCAAACCGGGATGCTGGCAAGCGCGATGCTTGCACCGTACTGCCCACGTGGCAAGGTGCCATCGGCAAGCGACTTCATCCCGATCGAAGACAAGGCACCGAAGCATCCGAATCAGATACGCGAAGTGCTCGAGCAGATGAAGCGAGACTTGGAAGGCTGAGATGGCAACCGTAGGACTAGGCTTTCAACTATCGGCGAATGCCACGCAGATGTCTGCGGGCATCAACGCTGGCGTAGTGGAGTTGCAGAAGCTGGGGTATGCCGCCAAGAGAACGCAGCAAGATGTCTCGACGCTGAAGACCATCGAGCTGTCGCGGGTCTTCGTCTCTGCGATCCAGTCTGTGGCCGGCTCGTTCACGTCGTTTGTGGCCGGGGCCGCGTCTGCTGTGGCCGCCGTGGACGATCTCAGTAAGCGCACTGGCGTGTCTACGCAGACGCTCCAGTCATATCAGTTCGCAGCCGAGCAGTCTGGCGTGAGCGTCGAGGCGTTCGGCAAGGGCATTCAGAAACTCGGCATCAACCTCGGCGAAGCCCAGACGGGAAACAGGTCTGCGATTAAATCCTTCGCGGACCTTGGGCTGTCGATTCGTGATCTGGCCCAGCTTTCTCCAGAACAGGCATTTGAAAAGGTGGCGGCGGCGATTTCGCAGCTGCCTAACCCGGCGCAGCAGGCAGCGGCAGCCGTCAGCCTGTTCGGCAAGAGCGGCGCAGAGCTCGCGCCTCTGTTTGCTGAGGGCGCTGGCTTTCTCGCCGAGATGCGAACGCAGGCTGAGGGGCTTGGCCTGGTGCTCGGCGACACGCAGGTGCAAAACCTCGCCCAGCTCGATGATTCCTTCGGCGTGCTGAGTGCCACCGTGCAGGCGTTTAAGCAGCGGGTGACGGCTGATCTGGCCCCGGCACTTACCGAAGCGTCGAGATCTGCGGCCGAGTTCATCGCGGCCATTGACGTGCAAGCCGTAGCCAAGGCAGCCGAGGGTGCGATTGCCAGCCTGGCTGACGCAGGCCGGGTGCTCGGTGAATCGTTCCTCATCATCTACAAGGCCGCAGCCCCGCTGGCCAGCGCCGTGCTGCCGATTGTGGCCGACACGCTGTCAGTCATTGGCAAGAACATTCAAGGGGCTGCCGTTGGTGCGATTGCTGCGGCAACCGCGTTTGGTGCCTACAGCCTTTCGTGCGTGTCTGCGACGGCTGCCACGGCAGCCCTGTCTGCGGCTGTCACCACGCTGCTTTCCCGCACTGGCGTTGGCTTACTGGTTGTCGTTCTTGGTGCCGTCGCTGGCACGTACATCAACATGGCGGCTGCCGCAGGTGATGCCGCTGACACAAGCACTGCAGCCGCCGACAGAATCACGCAGGCTATCGCAGAGACAAAGACGCAGATTGACGCTGCCACAGGTGCGGCAAAAGAGTTTGGCGTACAAGCGGAGTTGGCCTTCAAGCTGCCTGCCGAGATCACCGACGCCACAATCATTCAAGGAACGGTAGACGAGGCTACGGCAGCGTTTCGCAAGTTAGCCCAAGAGGCTGGCGGCCTTGCGGCTGTGCCGCAGGAAGTCGTTGACGCTTTCGACACGCTCACGACAGACGTTGAAAACATCAACGCCGGCCTGGTTGAAAGCGCCGCCGGCCAGCAGTTCGTGGCTCAATCGGCAAGCGAGTTGCTGACGACCATCAACAACATCACTGCGGCACGGGCGGAAGAGAAGAAGGCCACCGATGCCGTTGCGGACTCAGCCCGCAAGGCCAGCGAAGAGGCGAGCAAGCGCGTGCAAGGGCTTGTTGACTCAGGCATCACAGACGCGGAAAAGTCTCGGTTTGAATACACCAAAGACTTGCTGGCGATTCAGCAGACCATTGCCGACGCTGAAAAGGCATTGGCAGACGCTAGGAAAACCGGAGACGCACAGGCAATCTCTGCGGCGCAGCAACGGCTCGCGCTCACGCAACAGACAGCTGCAGCAGCCACCGACGCTGCCAAGCAGCAGGCCCGCCAGCGCGAGCTCTCGGCCCTAGGCCTTGACCAGGGCCTGCTCAAGCCCGTGCAGACCGTCACGGATGAATTTAAGAAGGTCCGCACGGCGTTTGATCGCGGGCTGATCGACGGCGGCCAAGCTCGCACGGCGCTGCAGAACCTTGCATCCGAAGGCATTGCGATTCGCAAAGAGATTGCCGCCGAGTTGGCCCGGCCTTCTACGCAGGCCCTGCAGGCCAACGACCTGCGAACGCAGCAAGGGGCTTCGCAGTTCCTTAGTCTGGCCACAGGCCGGGCCGATCCTGCCATTGAGCAGCGTGCCCAGCAGCTGGCCAAGCTCGAGGAGATCCGCCGTGGCATCGTTGCCGTTGGTGCCAACCCTGTTGAAATCCTTGGGGCGTAGGCATGTCCATCCTCAATTTCCGCGAAGTCCTGCCCCGCACTTTCGCGCACAAGTTTGGCGAGAGCCCAACGGCCGAGCGCAAATTCGTGGTGACAGTCACGGAGCCTGTCGGCCACCAGCAGCTGCTTGATGCCGTTGCAATTTACCATGGGTCGATACACCCAGAGTTCACGTATCTGCTCTGCACCGAGGGCAGCGTCACGGAGCCCGATCGGCAGCACGCCGAGATCACGTATCGCTACGAAGTTCCAAATGTCGGCACGCAGGACAACCAGCCAAACCCACTTGCACGCAAGGACGTGTGGAGTTTCAGCACTGGCGGCGCTGCGATTCCTGCGCTGGTCTACTACCACGGCAGTGGCAACGCTAACAAGAAAGCGTTAATCAACACGGCCGGCGATTTCTTTGAGTCGGCCATGACTGAGGAATCAGAACTTCGGTGCAGCATCAGCGGCAACCGCTCTGTGTTTCCTGTCGCAATCGCTGCCCAAGTGACAAACTGCGTGAACTCTGATCCGTTTATGGGGGCGGCCCTGCATCAGTGGAAGTGCCAAGGCATTAGTGGCCAGCAGCAAGTCGAAGTCGTCAACGGCGTGGAGATCAAATACTGGAGCGTGACCGTCGAGCTCGTGTATCGCCAAAGCGGCTGGAATCTTTTGCTGCCGAACGTCGGCTGGAACTACATCAGCGGCTCAGGCAGCAGCGCCAAAAAGAAGCGGTGCTACGTGTTCAGCGAAGAAGATGAAAAGGTGGCGTCAGCCAACGTCATGGCCCTGAACGATGACGGAAGCATCCGATTCAACACCGACTTCACCGGCTCAGGAGCCCCGACAATCTTGAACCGTCGAGTACACCCAGAAGTCGCTTTTACACCGCTATTCGGAACCCCGCCGTTCTAAGGAGCCCGCCATGCCCGACGTGAACTACACAATCAACGCCCAGGTTCAAAAGGGCGCACTTTCACAATCCTTTGCTGCCTCGGGCATCACTGCCGACATCGCCACGGCTGGCATGCTGGCCGTTACGCTGAACCTCGGCACGGCCGTCACGCAGATCAGCACCGCCACGATGGGCAGCCTCGGCCTGTGCTTCGCCCGTTCGCTCGCCACGGAGACAACGCACACGGTGTCCTTCGGCCGATTCGACGGCACGAACCTGCACGAGACTGTCAGCCTGCGCGCCGGCGAGGCTGCGATCCTGCGGCTGGCGGCTGGCAACTACGCCGCAAATGCTGCCGTGGGTGCCTCCCGCCTGGTGCTCACCGTGCTCGAGGACTGACCATGGCCCAGAAGCCAGACGGCAAGCCTGCCCGCACAGAGCGCGTCACGTTTACGAAGCCAGCCGCTGAGCGGATCGCCAAGGTGGTGCGAGCCGTCGAGGGCGGCGACCGGGACGCTGGGCCGCTGACGTTTGGCAACCGTGGCGTGAGTGGCAATCCCAAGGCGTTCCGCGTCGCCACCTTCACCGGCGCGTGGTCGATCGGCGACACGAAGACGGTGACGTTCAAGTATCAGACGGCCACGCCGAATACGGTGGTGGCGACGAATCTGTTTTTCCCTGTCACGTCTACGGCGGCGGGCAACACCGACTGCGGGATCGCCAAGGACGGCACGGCGTGGTTCTTGATTGACGTGCCGTTCGAGACGGCGACGGCGGTTTTTGTTGGGGAAGTAACAACAGGAATCCGCGTTGTTTCGGCGGCAACAGCGATCGTTCTATCAAGCGTCGCAAGCAGTTCCGTGCTTACAGACGTCACGCTCTCCGCATCGCTCAATACATCAAACTGCACAATCTCTATCGGCAAGACGCTAGTGACTGCATCGCGCACATTTGTGTCTAGCACATCGACGGCAACAGTCATCGGCAGCACAGCCACCAGCGTCTTCGTGCAGTCCACGTTTACGTCCACGTTCCTGCGGTTCAAGGTGTAGCCATGGCGTGTTGTTGTAATCAGTGCAACAATCCCAGGCCGACATCAATAACGGCAGATGTGACGCGACCCGAAGGGCTTTACGATTACTATAAGCGCATTGCATCAACCCCAGGCTGCTCATTTTTGTATGAGAGGCAATATGCGCTGTGGAGGGATTGCAGCGGCACGTATTCTTTAACGTCATTGGGGCTTGACAACAGCGGCAGAGAGGTGTGGAGGTATTATTTTAATGACTCTGCCTACATTGAACTGCGTGTGCCCTGCCCGGCATCTGCGGACGGCGCTGGCCTTACCTATTCTTTTGTGGCTGGATTCCCTGTAGAGTTTTTTGAGCCAGTGACTGCTTGTAGTGCTTTGCCAGCAAAACCAAGCGTTTCTCTCGGTGAGGGCGTATGGAAGCCGTACAGCGGAGGTTTGGTTGGAAGCACGCCGCTTCCGCACTCATTGACCTTTAGCACTACGTTTTTGTCAGGGGTTTCCAGGGTAGACAATCAATACCCAGGCGACAGCACGGCATGCAACGCAGATCCCTTTGAATATTTTGAGCGAAAGCCACCAGTGTTTGTTGATCCTTTTACTTTTAATTTCCGTTGTCCGAGATTTGACTGGTCTGTCACGTTCAACATTTCATGATAAAAGATTGCGAGTTTGATGAGTCACTTGCGTGCATTCGCTGCGGATGGAAATCCCCGTCGCGCGTGATAAAAAGAAATTGCATTGTTTCCATTGAGCCGACTCAAGCGACTGCACGTCAGTGCCATGCTGGCACTGAACTCAAGCAACTTCTCGCCGGCTGGCCCTTCCGCATAGTCGCCACGCCCGACTGTAAATGCACGACCCGCGCCGCCTACATGGACGCCAAGGGCTGCGATTGGTGCGAGAGCGAGGAAGGCATGGCCGAGATCATGGGCTTTCTCCGCGAGTCGGCCGCAGAGCGCGGCCTGCCCTTCCTTGACGCCGCCGGTAGGTTGCTCGTGAAACGGGCGATCAGTAACGCCCGCAAAGCGGAGGCCCGCCGTGCCATCGGATCACAGCGTCACGATTGACGGCCGCCGCTGGCTGCTGCGGTTCACTCGATTGAAGGGCGATGCTGCCGGGTGGACGTTTTTCCCTAACGCGGCACGGCCGCGAATCCTCATTGACGAGAGGCTCCGTGGCGGGGCTCGACTTGAAACGATTGTGCACGAGCTGCTGCACGCCAGCCTGGGTCCGACGATCTCGGAAGAGAGCGTGACCGAGGCGGCGCGAGTCATCCGGCGGACGTTGACCACGCTTGGCTACAAGGAGGTGCGGGATGGCGGGTGATCCAATCACGGAGATGGCCCGGCGGCTTGCGCAGAAGCACCCCGACGCACCGGCACAGACGCTGGCCCGCCGGCTCGTTAAAGAGGCCAACGGAGCCATCACGCTGCACCAGGCCCGCATGAGGATGCAGAGGCAGTTTGGTGTGCACGGGAAAACGCACCGCAAACGGATCAAAGCTGCAGCACCTCGAGCACCTCGCAAGTCTGGCGAGATCCTGGCCATGCCAAAGTCGATGGCCGAGACGTGGACGCCGCACCGAATGAACGTCATCGGCAACGTCGGCATCTTGTCGGACGTGCATGTGCCGTATCACTCAGAGATCGCAGTGGCTGCGGCCGTGGGCTTTCTCAAAGACCAAGAGCTATCGGGCCTGCTGCTCAATGGCGACATCGCAGATTTCTATGCCATTTCGAGG